AGCACGATCTTTAGCGCGTCCAGCATCTTGGCAGTCTTAGAAATCTCCTGCAATTGCTTCCTGGGATCGCCACCGTTGGCTGAGATAGCTTGGAATAGCGTTTCCGTGCCGGTTCTAATCTTCTGAACTTCTGCCTTAGCGTCCTTGAGCGGATCTACCGACTCCCAGCGTGGCGCGGTCCAGTTGGTCCCGTACAGGTCTATAGATGTATCGGTTTGCGCTTTCCCGGGAATCTTATTCAGCAAAATAAGAGTGTCGATGAACCGCTTGCGGGTAGGTACGCAGAACATCGGAATGAGCGTGTTCCACCTGTAAGCTTCAATGGTGTTCCGAAAGCTAAGAGTGCCGGCCTTGAATGACGAGTAATTGACCATTGACATATCACTGGCCAACATTTCATAAGGCACGCCGCTTCCGCTCGAAATAGCCTGTAGTTCCGAGACTTTAAATTCCCGCCAACCACCGGCCGAGGAAGGTTGCATGAATTTGATGTCTTCGCCCGACTTGAGCCGCGCGATCATACCGGGCTCGAATGACTCTATGATTCGCCCACTCGCATCTGTTGACGTCTGCCCGAGTGGGTCACCGTCGGCCTGCGTAATGATCCCAGCGAGGCACGCCTCGACCTTGCGTCTTACTCTTTCCGCATCCCCGGCATCGTCCAAATCGCGAAGCGCCATCATGACGGGCGCCAGCCACGGCACTCCGCGGACTTGACCCGGACGCAGCACCCGATAATTGTGAAGTATCTGATCAGCCGGAACCGGCTGGGAGATAATCCCGCCCCGCGGATTCATCATCAACACGCCGCCTGGATGCTGGGAGAACAGCCAATACGCAGTTCGCTGACCAATTAGGTCAAACTCGACGCCCTGGAGGATGTTGCCGCTAGTCGTGCCCATCGTCCTTGAGTGATCGAGAAAATCAGACTCAAGAATCTGTAACTGTAGCGGGATCCGGAGGTTGTCCTTTGGAAGACGCGGGCGGAACCGAACGATTGACTCCCCGGATTCGGCCGTCGTGCGCGTCACGAGCGACTGCATCGCGTAAAAGTCAAGCCGTTGGGCCGTGTCGCACTTCTCGGCGAAGTATGGCCACTCGTTGTCGATCAGCTTGTCTAATTCTTCGTTGCCGGTGTTCGCTTGCGGCGTGATCCCGGTCCCGACCGTGTTTCCAACCAGCTCCTCGACGGCTTTCACCGCATAGGGATTGTTGCGGATGAGGTCGCGGGAGCGATCCCGCAACCAGATAAGCGCTCCCGATAGTTCGACGTTCGCGTCGGAGGCACCGGCACTCCACCCGTCCGTACGTCGGCCGCTGCGCGCGCCCTCATAGCGGAAGCGCTCCGCTGTTTTCTGGGTATGGTCGAGGGCGACACGCGCGCGGGCCCGCTTCAGTGCCCAGTCAGGAGACACTGAACCGATAGCCCGGTCGAGCCAATTAGAATTCATGGGATTTCGCTTGGTCTTAGCTGCGGTTGAAGCTGCCGTACGTGCAACGGGTGTTGCTAGCGCCATTCTGTTGCGAAGTGAGCGTCTTTATCAGATCGGTCAAGATGGCAATGTCAACAGCCCTTTGAGTGCCTACTGGGAACTCTACTGACCGCCCTTGATACTGGGCTTTGCTGAGCCCAAGGCTGTTGTAGATCTCGTCTAATTTCGCCTGAGCCTCTTGCAGCGTCATTTGCCCGCCTTTTTCGGTGATTTTACGGCCTTTTCGTCGAAATACATGGGCTCTGGCGCCTTCGGCTTGGGATTTACCACCGCTAGGACGGCATTTATGTCATCCGGGTTGCTAATCGTGCTATAGCCTCCGCTCGTGAGCCACACAACAAGGCTTCCGTCACCCTTTTCAACCTTAGTGATTGATTCGGGGTTAATGTACATATGCCCATCGTTCAATTTCAGGAAATTCATCGGCCAAACCAGCCTCCATCTCTCTTTGATAGCCACGGACTGCCGGACGGACGACGATCAAACCCCGTAGAGCTGGCCGATTCTCTCGGATTGCTGCGTTCTGGGGATTCTTGGCGGGATACGGACTGTTCCGTCACAGTTGGCCGCTGCATTTCCGGAGCAATGCCAAGCTGAGACTCCATCGTCGTCCAGTGATGGTCGTGAAACCGATCAATTCCGAGCATTGAGGCCGCGGCGCGCGCATAAACCCAGGTGTCTAATGCCTCGTTTCGTGGCCTCATCTTTTCCCATTCCCGTCGGAGATATCCCTTGACGGTTCTCGTCATCACCTGTTCTGCGGTAAGCTGTCGACAATATTCTTCCGTATCGCCTAACGCCGGGAAAGCGAACCATCCGTCCGGATAATCCTCGCCCTTTTCGGCGTTTGGGAGATCTAATTTTAGGACTGAATAGAGTTCACTTTTGAAGTGAGCGCCATTCACGAGTTGAATTTTGATGCCACTCGCTAATCGCTTGCCGTTTACGCTGATTTCGACAGGACTCGGAGCGCTGACGGGGGAGGTCTGTGTATCTGGACCACCTTTGACAACTGCTACACGGCCGAAATTGTGATTCCTCGCCCACTCATACACTTGCTGGGTCGCATACCCTGAGTCGACGGCCAGTTTCCGGATCGTCAGGTCGACTCCGCAAGGATGCGGGTATACCGTTCCGAGAATCTTCGTCAGATCCTGCCAAACTTCTCTTCGTGCCGTATCGCCTTGCAGGACGATATAGTCGACCAGCCATCCACGACGGCGACGACCCCAGCCTACGATCTGAACTTCGATCCGGTCTGGCTGAATATCGGCCCCGGCCGTTAAGATAATCGCGCCCTCTGGTACTGTCCCAAGCGTGTAGCTCTGGTCCCGACGATCAAACAAGCGCTTCCATTCCGGCGCTTCCCCGCTATCGGTCCATGGAAGTCCAAGCGTTTCGTTTTTAACGGACTGCAGCGCAGTTGTCGAGCCTAACGCCCCCAGCCATTCGTTCGCAATATCCTTAGCGGCAGAGAACGGCGACATCGCTTGCCAGCCCCAGAATCCTGCCGTACCGTAGAACTCTTGGGTTGCCTGCCACTCGCCGTTTAGAATCGTCCGTTTCCGATCTGCGTCGTCGATCCTGGCATTGCAAGAGAGGCACTCAAACCAGGCTTCTTCGCAGCGCCTGATCGGACGGCCATCCTCTTTCTTGACGGCAGGCCCCTCGACCCATCGAAGAATCGCTCGGGGCAAACTCGCTTCGGTCGGGAGGTTAGCCGGGCTCTCGTCGAAGGCGTAACAGAACCGCTCACCACAATGCGGACACGGAACCAGAAAGATTCGCTTGTCCGACTGCTCCCAGAGTTGGTGGAATTCATTGTCGGGATGAGCATCAGTTGGTGTTGAGAAATAGCCCTGCTTCGAATTCCAAAACGCTCGAACGCGAGCTGCAACCTGCCGGAACGGAGAACCCTTCTCATTTGCTTTCCACTTTGCGGCTTCATCTCCGAGAACGATTCGAATTGGTCGCGATGCGAGCGAGTTGAACGAATTCGCCCCAGCTAATGTGACGTGGCCGCCCGGGAACTTCTTATGAAGCAATGTGTCGCCCGACGACTTCGACCCCGCCGCGGCGAACTTCTCCCTGAGTGACGGCGTATCCCTCGCCATCGGTGATAACCGGTCCTTACTGAACGCCTCCGCAATCTCCAGAGTCGGTTGTACGACCATAATTGGCGACGGATCGTGATGGACGTGATAGCCGATCACGTTTTCGATTACGGTAGTCTTTGCGACTTGGGCCGAAAAGACGCCGACAACACGCTTGACCTTTGGATCACTGAAGGCGTCCATGACGCCGCGCATGTATTCGGTGCGCGAGGTATGGTATTTGCCCGGCTCAGCGCTTGACTCGCTGCTGAGTCTCCTTTCGGCGTCCGCCCACTCGCTTACTGTCAGATCCGGCGGCGGCGCCCACAGCTTTTGGACCTTCCGGAGCTCCGCCCGAAGCCGGCTTATCGCTCTTGGCTTCGAACTGTATATCCGGCTCAAATTCGCTCAACTCTTGCAGGGCTTCGCCAATCCCCGCGTCTACCGCAGCACTGCATTCTGCCGCGTCTTCGATAATGGCGAGCCCAGGCCCAAGCTTTGCGCCCAATCCAAGCAGCTTTGCTCTGGCAGAGCCGATCATGCCGGCCCAGGCTTTCGCAAAGTCCTGAACCGATATGGCCTGCTCTTCCGCCTTTGCAAGTTCCAACTCAGCCATCGCTGCCTCAGCAGCTATTTTCCTGCGCTTAGCTTCGCCTTCATCGATCGTCGCTATCTCGCCGAGCGCACTCTGCCGCTCCCGTTGCCGAAGCCATTCGACCGAGGCTGCGGTTTCGAACTTCCATTGATCACCAGGCCTCTTGGGCGCTTCGCCCGGCATCCCTTGACGTTTGTATTCGTCAACTGTTCGCAGCGAACAGCCAAGGAAGTCGGCCAACTTCTCGCGATTTACGAGCAACGCATGACTTCTTTCGGGTTGACTTTACTTCTTCCAGGAAGACCGTCAACGGCCTGGCGTGCTTCTTGAGGTTGCAGGATTTACAACACACCAGAACGTTTGTTATCGAATGGATCTTTCGTCCGTTCGCTTTTGAGAGAGGAACAATATGATCCAGACTGCGGCGGGACTTCTGGTATGGATCACCACAGTAAGGACATTGCTTAGAACGGGAAAACAGTTCCCCGACTGCCTCATGCGTTAGTGTTCCGTCGCTGAGTTCCTGCTCCAGT